GCGACCAGAGCGAGTTGCTGTTGAAGAAGAAGAACTAGATTCGGTTGCAGACATGGGCGATGAGGCTATGCCTGACGAGGAGTTTATGACTCGTGCTTTGCCAGATGAGCTAGAGGTTGGGGATTTTGTTTCTTGGCGTGCTTCAGGTGGCAGAGCCAGAGGTCGCATCACTCGCATTGTCAGAGATGGTGAGCTAACCGCGCCAGAAAGCGACTTCACAATCAGCGGGACTCCCGATGATCCAGCCGCAATGATTCGCATTTACGAGCAATCCGCAGACGGCTGGAGAGACACTCCAGTGCTTGTTGTACACAGATTTACTACGCTTACAAAGATTGACGAGCTTCGGTCAGAGCAGAGAGACTTGCCTGAGAATTACAGACCAGCTTTAGCAGAAGATGTGCCAGAAGGCCGTGCCTGTGGAAACTGCTTCTTCTTCAATGAGGAAAGACAGAACGAAGACGGCACTAAAGCATGGTGCGAGAAGTGGGAAGACTTTGTAGACGGTGGCTATTACTGCAACGCTTGGCAACCAGACGAGGAAGCTCGCGCTATAAACCAGAAGGCCCCTGCTTACATGAGAGCTGCTGCTCGCCGTGGACTAGAGCTATACGAAGAAGGATTCGGTGGAGCTGGACTTACGCAAAAGACAATTCGTGAAGCACGCTTGATGGCACAAGGTCAGGTATCTGATGACAAGTGGGTACGGCTTGGCGCATGGATAGCCCGACACATGCCAGACCTTGACGCACCAAAGAACTCCAACAGAAATGACCCTGAGTATCCAGGACCAGGATTGGTAGCTCACTTGCTTTGGGGATCAGGACCAACTAAAAGAGCTGCTGAGCGTGCAATGAACTACGCTAACGGCGTTGTTGCTAGAATTGAAGCACAGGAAAGAACTATGACTGACACTACTGAAAAGCTAAACCGTTGGGCGGATGTAGCTCGCGCAATCCAGAAAAAGATTGACGGCGAGCCAAACAGCAAACAGCCAGAAATCCGAACTACTAACACACAGTTTGAGATTCGGTCAGAAGATGATGGCATGACCTTTACTGGTTACGCATCTGTGTTCAATAGCTCCTCAGAAGACCTAGGCGGTTTCCGTGAGTTTGTTGCTCCTGGAGCTTTTAAGCGCTCGCTACAGTCTCGCAACGAAATCAAGCTTCTCTGGAACCACGACACCAACGAGCCGCTTGCTTCGGTTCGCGGTGGAAGCCTAGAGCTTACCGAAGACCGATACGGACTAAAGGTAAAAGCCAGACTACCTAAGACAACCCGTGGGCGCGATGTTGCAGAGCTTCTGCGTTCAAAAGTAATTGACTCTATGAGCTTTGGTTTCAATGTCATCAAAGACACTTGGTCCGAGAATGGTTCGGTTAGAACCTTAGAGTCGGTTAGACTGCACGAAGTAAGTATCGTGACCTTCCCCGCTTATTCAGCTACTACTGCTACTGTTAGGTCTATGCAACCTACTATTGACGCAGACGAACTTGCCAACGCGCTTCTAAAGCTAGAGTCAGGTGAAGACTTAGACGAGAAGTCGGCTTCTTTGATTACAGATGTCGTTGGCAAACTAAGACAGCAGCCTGAAGCTAAGGTTGAAGCTGGCGATAACGGTCTTGCTCTGCTAGACCTAAAAAAGAAACAACTTGACCTGCTATTGAAAAGGATCTAAATGGCTACCAAACAAGAAATCAAAGACGCTATCCTAAAGGCGGCTGGAAACCCATCAGTAGGCGTTATTGCTGAGATGGCAGACGAGTTTGCCGATGCTGTAGTTGCCCTAGAAGAAAAGTCTTCGACACCTGCTAAAGAAGTCAGGGTTGTCGAACCTAAAGAAATCAGGTAAACTGATTTCCTGCCCTCACCGAGTATTCCCTTCCTCGGTGGGGGCCTTTTCTTTTACCGTGTTTTTTCCAACTAATAGACTTGTCATAGCAGTTGAGTGTTAGCACCGCTGTATCTGTTGAGTGTTAGCACCGCAGGAATCCCCTACCAACAACTATTCAAGGAGACTAAATGTCTGAATTTGTAAAGTCTCAGGTAGAAGTTCGCAACAACTTGATTGCTCAGGCACGCGAGGTCCTAGACCTAGCTACCGCCGAGAGCCGCGGACTATCTTCTGAGGAAAGCGAAAAGATTGCTCGCATTGAGGCTGACATTGACCAGCGCGATGCAGCGATTGACACCGCACGCAAGCTAACCGAGCGCGAGAACCGTGCTTACGAAGCTGCTGCAACACTAAACACAACCGTTGAGGAAAGCCGTAAGTCAGAGTCTGACATTCTGCGCTCAATCGCTATGGGAGAAATCCGTGGCGGACACGAGTTCAAGTCTGAGAAGCGTACCCTAACTTCTTCTGACAACACTGTTCCAAAGAGCTTCTACGACCAGGTATTCCAGATCGCAAGACTGGCTGGTCCAATGCTTGACCTTGGACAGGTTATCAACACAACTACTGGTGAGTCACTAACCATCCCAACCCTAACTGCTCGCTCAACCGCGACCATCAAGGGACAGGGTGTACAAATCTCTGACTCTGACCCAACATTCAGCTCAATCGTTTTGGGTGCTTTCAAGTACAGCTTCCTAGTACCTGTGGCTAACGAACTACTAAACGATGCAGGTTTCGACCTATCAGCGCTTATCGCTGAGCAGGCTGGAAACTCAATTGGTTTCGCAGTAAACACTGGTCTAACCACTGGAACTGGAACTGTTGAGCCTACTGGTGTTATGACCGCTGCTTCTTCTGCTGTAACTGGCGGAACTGGAGTATCTGGTGCGCCAACATACGAGAACATCGTGGACTTGGTTTACGCACTAGATGGACAGGCACGCTTGCTTCCTGGTGTTGGATTCATCACCGCAAAGTCTGGTCTTGCTGCACTTCGCAAGATCAAGGATGGCGATGGTCGCTACATCTGGACTGAAGGCGGAAACGCTGCTCAGAACCAGCCAGCAACCCTACTTGGCTACCCAGTATATGAAAATCCTGCTGTAAGTGCATTAGGCACAGCGGCATTCAGCCTAGGCTACGGACACATGCCGTCATACAAAATTAGAACCGCAGGCGGTATCCAAGTGGCACAGTCATCCGACTTCGCGTTCGACAAGGATGTAACTACATTCCGTGTCACCATGCGCGTAGACGGAAACCTAACCCACGCTTCACATGTCGTGAAGTTCAAGGGTGGCGCAAGCTAAACCCTAGCTAAAAAGCTGAAAGACCCCAAGCGTGTAGGTTCGCTTGGGGTCTTTCTTTTGCTATGCTGGGAACAAAGAAAGGCAACCTACATGTCGAAAATAAAAGGGACTGTTTCCGTATTCTCAAATTCACCTGGACAACCTACAGGCTACGGCATTGCTACTGAAGCACTTATACAAAGACTAAAAAGAGACGGAGCAGATGTGGCTGCCATCTCTAACTACGGAAACGAAGGGATCAAGACTCAGTTTGCTACTGAGTATGGTGATGTTCCTGTTTATCCCCGTGGCTCGGATGTTTACTCAAATGATGGCGCTATCTTGGGTCACAAGCACTGGCGAGCGCTAAACAAAAAGCAACCTGATCTGCTAATCACGCTTTACGATGTGTGGGTGTTTCAGGGCAAGGCTTGGGATGGATTGAATGTAGCGTCTTGGACACCGATTGACCACAGCCCAGTTCCACCAGGCGTAGCCAAGTGGAGTGCAAAAGAAAATGTCACGCCTCTTGCAATGTCAAAATTCGGTCAGAAAGAGCTGCAAGCTAAGGGCATAGATTCCATTTACATTCCGCACTCTATAGATACCAAGGTTTTCAATCGCAGAGAAAAGATTGCAGGTCAGTCAATCGAAGATTACATGGGCTTTGGCAAGGACCGCTTTGTAGTCGGTATGAACGCGGCTAATAAGTCTGGCGGTATTATCCACCGCAAAGCCTTTGGTGAAAACCTTATGGCGTTTTCTATCTTTGTCAAAAAGCACCCAGACGCAATTCTTTACATTCACACAGACCCAGTTAGCGGTCACGGCTGGAACCTGATGGCCCTTGGTGAGATTCTAGGTATTCCAAAGGACAACATGGCTTTTGTAGATCCTGTCAGCTACCGATTTGGTATCAGCCAAGAAGACCTAGCTGGAATCTATAGTGCTTGGGATGTAATGCTTGCCACAAGCTATGGAGAGGGATTTGGTATTCCAACAGTTGAGGCTCAAGCCTGTGGCGTGCCAGTAATCGTGTCTGATTTTGCTGCTTCGGCTGAGTTAGTTGGCGAAGGATGGACTATTGGCGGTCAGCCTTTGTACGACAACTCTCAAGGCTCATTTTTCACAATACCTTCGGTTCCACTAATTGTGCAGGCATTAGAAGAAGCCTACGAAAGAGGAAAAGGAAAATCCGACAAGGCTATTGAGTTTGCTAAACAATACGACCACGATGTCGTGTGGGATAAGTATTGGACACCAGCACTAAAGAAGCTACTCAAGTGATTCCAGTCTTAGGCTTCTGTACCCTAAGCCGTTTTGACTTAGCGGAACGCCTGATGCTTTCTATTGACTATCCAGTTGAGCATTTGGTCGTTATTGACAACTCAGGCACGCAAAACTGGATGCCACCGCGAGTAGCCATGGCTAAGAATCAGTGGAACATCCAAGTACCACACGGACTCGGTTTAGTTGGCGCTTGGAACCTAATTGTCAAGACCACGCCACTTGCTCCTTACTGGGTACTTGTAAATGATGACGCTTGGTTTGAGCCAGGCGCACTAGCCAAGATTGCGGAACAAGCTGACCCAAACACGCTTTCTTTTCCAGACATCGTGCCAGATTGGTCATGTATCGTGCTTGGAGAGCGCGTGGTAGAGAAGGTAGGGCTTTATGACGAGCGTTTTTACCCGCTTTACTTTGATGACAACGATTATGAGCGCCGCATTGACAAAAAAGGCATTGAAATCAAGCGAATTGAAGCCAAAGTACATCATCAGAACAGCTCAACTATCAAAAGTGGCTTTGAAAGCCAAAATTCGGTCAGTTTTAGGGCAAATCAGGCACTTTTAGACCAAAAAGTCGCTGAAAATGACTATTCAGAGGGTAATTGGAGCCTAAAAGTAAGAAGAAGCAACTCGTGGGAGTAGTGTACTCGGGCGGCACCTTTGATCTGATGCATGCGGGGCACGCTAACTTTCTAAGAAGATGCGCTGAGCTTGGCGATAGGGTTGTGATTGCCCTAAACACCGATGAGTTCATTGAGGAATACAAGGGCAAGCCACCAGTTATCAGTTATGCAGACCGTAGAGATGTTTTATTGGCTTGTCGTTATGTAGATGAAGTTATCCCAAACATTGGTGGTCCAGACAGCCGTATAACTATTGAGACAGTCATGCCCGACCTAATTGTGATTGGCTCAGACTGGGCTAGGCGTGATTACTATACACAGATGGCTTTTGACCAGGACTGGCTAGACGAAAGAGGCATAGGGCTTTGTTACATTCCATACACACAAGGAATCAGCTCTACAGCCATCAAGGAGCGTATGCTGTTTAGGCGATAGACTAGACCTAGATTTAGCAAAGGAACCCAATGGCAATTACAAATGGTTACGCCACACTTTCAGAAACCAAGGCCGCGCTAAGAATTACAGATTCCGTAGACGATAGCCTGCTAGAAATGGCTATTGAGTCAGCTTCTCGATTGATTGACGGCTATACCTACAGATACTTCTACAACGCAGGAACCGCAACCAGGGACTTTGTTGCCTCAGATTCTTACCTGACAATCATTGACGATTTGATTAGCCTTTCTGAGCTAAAGACAACTGACGAAATCGGTAGTGAGTATGTAACTTGGGGGTCGGCAGATTACCAGCTACGCCCAGTAAACGGAAAGCAAGATGGACTAAATGTTCCATACACAAGCATCCTTTCTACTGATGACTTGTTGTTCAACATACTTGGTGAGCAAGCTCTCGTTCGTGTGACTGGCGTGTGGGGTTGGTCAGCAGTTCCAATCGCAGTCAAGCAAGCCACAATCATTCAGTCCTCAAGAATCTACAAGCGCCTGGACTCACCTCTTGGTGTGGCTGGCTTTGGTGATCTCGGTGCTATCCGTGTTGGTCGTGCGCTTGACCCAGATGTAGAGCAGTTAGTAATGCCTTACCGCATTATGAGGACCTTCAGCTAATGGCATCTATCTCAGACATCCGAGCTGGGATTGCAACCAACCTTGCAACCATTACTGGTCTTCGGACATCCGCAGAGATTCCAGACAACCCCAACCCGCCAATAGCTATCGTGTCTTTGGATTCGGTCAATTATGACAGGGCTTATGCCAAGGGGCTAGTAGAGTACAACTTTACGGTCACGGTGATTGTGGGTCGTTCAGCCGAGCGTATTGCTCAAAGAGCGCTAGACACTTACATTTCAACAGGGGCAAACTCTATCAAAAATGCGATAGAGTTAGACAAGAGCCTTGGCGGTAAA